ATGTGACATGGATTGCACTGAAAAGCTGCGAGCCGGTCAATCAGGTGGAGCAAAAGTTCAATCTGCCAAAAGGTTCTCTGAAAGGCAAATACGCCAGACTTTCTACATCAGAAAACTCAACTGATCGGAAGAGAAATGGCGATGGGTCATATGCCGGTGCCACTCACGACTTAATCGAATACTGGGAAGTCTACTCCAAAAACGGAGCAGGCCAGAACATCAAGATGAACGACCAGGACAAGAAAGTCCAAGGTCTGGATGCTCTAGGTGATTTTGTTTACCTGGCAATCTGTGAGCAATGCCCATACCCTCTGAATCTTTCGCCAGACGTTCTTGCAACCGGCGACTTAAATTTCATTCTCGACCGATCTTCATGGGAAGTTCCGTTCTGGGACGACTCGTTTTCAGATGGTGGGTGGCCTATTTGCAGGCTCAGTTTTTACAACAAGCCTGGCGATGTGTGGCCTATAAGCATGGTAAAGCCATGTATCGGAGAGCTGAAATTTATTAACTGGTGCATGAGCTTCATCGCTGACAAAGTGTGTGCCGGTTCCAAGATATATGTAGCAACAATGAAGGAAGCGGGCGAGAACATTCGTAGCCAACTAACTTCTGGGACTGGTCCTTTCAGTGTTCTCGATGTCGAGAGGATTAGCGGTCGAAGCATCAACGAACTGGTTAGCTTTTTGCAGGCACCGAGTTTTTCTATTGATATCTGGAACATGGTCGCACAGGTCAATGAACAGATTGATAAGCGGCTGGGCTTGACCGAGCTGATGTATGGGATGAGCGGAAGGCAAATGCGTTCCGCCGCGGAAGCCCAGTACAGGCAGCAAAACATAAACATTCGCCCCGATGACATGGCTTCTCGTGTTGAAGACTGGCTCAGTTTGTCTGCAACCAGGGAAATCCAGGCCATGCGGTTCATGGCAAATTACGAGGACCTTGAGCCTGTTGTTGGATCAACAGCGGCAAGAGTCTTCCAAGAGCAGATCCTGACCGACGAAGTAAGTCGTATTACACGAGACTTCAGATATCGCGTCGAAGCTGGAACAGCAAGAAAGCCAAACAAAGACACCCAGATAGCTCAACTTACAGACATCGGGCAGTACATCCTTCCCGTCATTCAGCAGGCGATGATGTCTGGAGTCACTCGTCCATACAACGCTTACATGAAAGCAATGGGCAGAGCCATGGACATGGAAGTTAAAGAGTTTCTGCTAGGTGATGACGAGCAGCAATTACTAATCCAAATGAATGCCCCACCGGCCCCACCACAACAGGAAGAGGTTGCACAAGAATGACGCCCGCAAGACTAGCAAGTATTGAAGCCGAGATGGACTCTGCTGGCTTGAGGGAGGTGTATGACGCACTAATCCAGCATGGAAACAGTCCAAACATGGCGGCGATGCTTGCCGCACAGAAGGCCCCAGGGTCTTGGAACACAGACGCCGACTTTTGTCGAAAAGAACACGATCGAATGAGATCAATGTCTTCGAGCCATGTTGATGAAATAACGAAGATAGCAAGAAGCTCTGGGATCAACACTACTGGAAAAACATACAACGGACAGCTCGGCAAGTACAACGATCCAGCAGCGTGGGTTTCGTGCAAGGATGACGTAAAGCAGACAGCAATCAGAAAGGGACTCGACATAGACGGTGTGGTCAAAGTCAATGGATACAAGGGTCCAGAAAAGAAAACCAGATTGGCGTCGGACATCGTCGATCGCATAGAACGAGAGAAGCGTTCACAAGATAGGAAGTTAGACGAAAAATGCCGAACAAGCGATAATGCGAGAAAGGAACTAAGGCGATCTATCGTCAGCAAGCATGGAAGTAAGAAATGAGAGCTTTTGTCAGCAGGGCAGACAGAGAACAAGCTCGCTTAATTGCGAGAGATGCTTACACAAAAACTGCAAGCAGGTTCATTTACAAGTCTGAAAACAGAGTCGAAATAAAAAGGCTCGCAGTTGACGAAGCGAGAAAGAGACTGACGCGAGAAAAGAGATACAAATCACTGCTTGGAAGCCTATTGCTCATGGTTGTCATGAAGATAGTTACCAAGCTGATAGAGCGGTGGATTGAAGAAAATCTTTTCACGCTAGAACAAATACCAGTTGATTACGAAAAAACAGAGCCAGGCTATGTTGAGAAATAACAAGAGTTTTCAATTTCTGATCGGCTGCCTGGTTTTGGTGGCTGCATACAAGATGTTCACGCTTGGTGTTTTCGACTTTCTGATCAGAGATGATTCAGAGGGGTTCGAGTCGACTGCTCTGATACCAATGGTTATTAGCGCGTTGGTAAGTGCAGTTCAAATGGTCGGCCTGATAGCAATCCTCCTTGTTAGTGGTCTTGCTCCTTACGCAGAGAAGTCCGTTGATTTCTTGCGTGACAGGATACCAAGGCTTGATAAGGTTGCGTCTAAAGTGGAGTCTGAGATCGACTCCGAAAAGCTGATCAATGTTCTCAACAAGCTCGACGAGAGAATCCGCTCTATTGAAATCAAGGTAGGGGAGGATAAGACCGTTGATTGATGTCTTGAGGAACAACCCTAATGCGGCGGACGCGCCGAGCCAATCGACCAAGACCGGCATCAATATGCTGCTTGCCTTGGCGTTGGCATGGGTTGTGTATGACACAGCTTACTGGACCAAGCTCATTCCTATCACTCCGATCATATTTCAGGAGTCGTCACAGGTTCTTTTTGTTGTCACTGACAACATGAGTCCTGGTCAGGGGCAAGTGGCGATCAGTCAAAAGGTTGATCGATACTGTGAAGAAAACGGAATCGAGCGAAGAAGGTTAGAGGTGGGGCAGGATGTCAGCGGTGCAGAACCGTGGCTCAAGCCGATGGCGGACATCGGTTACGGGCAAGCACCATGTATTGTCTTCAGGTCATCCGCTGGAAAAATCGACTGCGTTCCTATTCCTGAAAGCATTGATGAAGTCCTCTCGATGATTGGAGAGAGGATCTGATGACCGATTGGGACTACGGAGAAAAAGGATACGTCCAGCGTGACTGGGACGCGCACCCAGAGTTCACGATGCACGCACCGTACTCTGGCCGCGTTTTTCCGCGGAAGGATTGGCGAGAGCTAATTGAGCTTCAGAACAAAAACGAAACAAGCCCGTGGCATGTTCACACAGGAAACAACATCCCAGTCAAAAGCCAAGGTCGGTACGGTTACTGCTGGATGTGGGGCGTTTGCAACTGTGTTTTGAATCGGTATGCCGCGCAAGGAATTGATCCGGTCCCCAATCTAAATCCTCACGCTACCGCTGCAATGACCAAGGGGTATCGCAACCGTGGCGGATACGCAAGCGAAGCGGCAAAAGGAATCGAAGAATACGGAATACCGACATTCGATGTGTGGCCTGAATACTCAATGGACCGAAGCCTTGAATCGGATGCAAACGTAAAGGCTTCAGCGGCAAAGCACAAAATCGTCACATTCCAAGAGATGCCTAGAGATGACTTCGATTCAGTAGTTAGCTGCCTCTTAGATCCGGTGGACCCAAGTCCAGTGGCTATCGCTTTATCTTGGTGGCGTCATCTAGTTGCGGCATTACAAGTCGTCTACAAGGACGGAGAGTACGGCTTGAAGATTTGCAATTCATGGGGAGAGTCGTGGGGAGACAAGGGGTACGGAATACTTTGGTCTGAGAAGGCTGTCCCATACGAATCGCTGGCAGTGAGGTCAGTGAAGGCGACACATGAAAGGAGTTAAGCTATGTGGTCCAGTGGAAAAGAAGCTGCGTGCTATTTGGCTGCGTCAGCAGTAATGCTTGCAGTCGCAATAGCCTTAACAAGCGAGATTGGTCATGGAGCTAATCAACACGAATTAAATGCTCATTACGCAAAACTAAAAGACCCTGTCGATCTCAATTTAGTTAGCGACTCCGAGCATCCGAAAAAAAAGTCTTGCTTGTCGAAATTAGTTAGCAACAAAAGACTAGACCGACCGAGCAGCAAGCCTGTTCGATCATCTATCAAGAAGGCTGCAAAGTTTCTTTTCGTTAAAGCAGGGAAGAAATAATGTTAGCCAATATCGATCCAACAACAACTGGAATGCTGATCGCCGCTGTAACCTCCATGGGTACCGCGGTGACGTATCTTCACAAAAGTCTCGTCAGGCAGATGTCTGAGGTCAACGATCAGTGGCGATCTCAAATGGAAGAAGTAAAGAAAGCCCTCATTGACTGCCAGCTAGACAGAGAAGCAATGTGGGCATTGTTAGCCAGGCAGGCTGGGACAGACGTTGATTCGCTACGAAAAGAAAAGGAAGCAGATAAATGAATAGAGCAAAATTCGGTGATTCAGTAGATGCAGTTGTTCGCAAACAGGGCGATGCAGTTGCGATTTCTGGATACTGCAAGGTCGTCTGCAAAGACAGTGATGGAAATATTAAGTGGATTGACGAAGGCAAAAACATCGTCGTCAACACTGGCTTGGATTACATCCTTGGCACGGCGATTGTAGACAGTGCTTCAATCTATGTTGGATTAACAACTGCAAGCCCGACTGCATCAGCGACAGATACTATGTCGTCTCACTCTGGTTGGTCGGAGGCTGCCGGTTACACATCGAGCACTCGGCCTTCGTGGGGCCAGGACGCTGCATCTAGCCAGTCAGTAACGAATAGCACCGCAGTCTCGTTCACTATGAATGGAGACGACACATCTATCGGAGGTGCTTTTCTTTCAAGCGATAGCACTAAAGATGGAACTTCGGGAACACTCATCGCAGTCAAGGCTTTTAGTGGTGGAAACAAAACGGTTGCCAATACCGACACTCTAGATGTGACTTACACGATCTCTGGATCTTCGAGTTAAATGGAAGCAGTAAATGATTGATTACTTATCAGAGGTCAAACCTCTCGAATCAGAACTGACGAACGAGCAGATAGCAGCGCACCTCAATAGTAAGACTGCATACTCAATGCAGCCAGAGGAATGTAAATACATCCTTCAGGACACAGCGGCTGTATTGCTCGATCCAGTGTTTGTCAATCAACGCTCAGGAAGTCTGATTGAGTATTATGAATCACTAGAAGCAGGTGATGCTTCGAGGCTGATTGCGTTTTGCCTCGGACGCATCTACTCAGATCAGCCGGTAGCAACCGACCAATATCCACGGTCGATACAGTTTGCATCCGTCGAAGCATCTTTGCCTGACTGGTTGAAGGAAGTCTTAGCAAAGCTAGTCGAGTCGGCAGGTGGCAGACCTTACAGCGGTGTAACCGAACAGGATGTCATCGAAGCTAAGGCAGCGTGGGAACAAGCAGAATCAGAGTGTATCGCCCGCTAAGAAAAGAAAGCTGAAGAAGAACGTCAGCGTCAGATCGACCCATCTGCCGAAGAATTAAGGACTATTAAATAATGGCAAACCTACAAAGACTCAGAGAAGAACTCGATGCCGGTCATCCGGTCACTGGTGCATATAGTGTTGATGACTCGGCAGCGTCAGAGGATGTCAACGCAAAGAACCGAGTGCGTATCAACTCGATCTCATCGGCAGAGCTTCTTGTGTATAAGTCACAGTTTACATTGCAAAAAGATGTAAATGACAAGATCAGTAAAGAGCTTGCCGAGCGCAAGGATGACCGCAGATCCTTGTGGCAAGCTGTTTTGAAGATCGACCCAACCGCAGAAGAATTAAGGAACATTAAATGAGTATTGACTACTTAGGGGACATTAAGCCGCTACAAGATCAAGGTCTTAGCAACGCCGAGATTGCTAGGCATTTATCAGACAGAACTGCGCGTCCTATGAACGGTGCAGACTCGCAGTATTTGCTTAAAGACAAAGGTGCGGTTTTGCAGTCTGCTGTGTTCATCAACGAGCGTACTGGCACGTTGATCGAATACTATAAGACGATGCCGGAAGGAAACGACAAGAACTTAGTCGGCTGGTTCATCGCAGAAGTGTTCAGCGGTAACAATGCTAGGACAGACGAGTACCCTCGAAGCGTTCAGTATGCGATGGTGCAGTTGATTCTGCCTTCTGAATTGGCTCAGGTTGCTCAGGATCTCGTAAACCTTGCTGGTGGACGACCAGACGTAGGAACTACCGAGCAGGATGTAGTTGACATTCAAGCAGCCTATGAATCAGAGCGACAAATTGACCAGCAGTTATATGAGTTAGATCTACAATATTGGTCGTTGCACAATCAGCACATTGCACCGTTGCAGCAATCACGCAACGTCAATAGTGCAGATTGGAAAAATGCTATTCAGGCAATGGCGAACGGGTGGGTTGAATAATGCCGATTATTGATTTTGGGAACGTCGGTTATACCGAAGTTGGAACATGGGGTTCGTATAGCCTTGGAGGTTCATCCGGTCAATTCGGATCGAACTACCGATACTCAGCGTCAGGAACCGGTGCCGACGAGGCAACTTGGACGTTTACCGGCTTGTCTGCGGGAACGTATGACGTGAGCGCGTCTTGGGCGGTAAATGGTGCCCATGCAACGGCGGCGTTGTACCGAATATATGTGAACGGAGTATTGGTCGATCAGAAATATATTTCGCAAACATTCGGAGCAGTCGCGGATTATACAGTCGGCAGCGTACCGTTTGAAAAGATTAACCAAAGCGGTGCGGTTTCCATCTCAGCAGGTGACACGTTGTCGGTCAAATTGGATGATAGTTCATCAGGAACTACCGTTGCCGATGCGATCAGCGTCGATTCGGTAACGGTCACACCGCCACCAGTAAGCGGCGCAACAATTCATCCATTGAACGGCGGCGCACCTTTCCACCCACTAGGAAACTAAATAATGGCTGGTGAACAAACAGCATTGATTCTCAGCGGAACTAGCTGCCCAGTGAATGTGGTCGTTAATGCTATAGACTCAAGTGGATCTCACATCGCACTTGTAATTGATACTACGACTACACGGATAGATAACAAGACCGCAGTTCCTAGCGTTTATTACCCTAGTGGATCTACAGGTATTGCTGAAATAAGGTTCAGCTTGGTTACAGGAGTCGCGGAAGGTGACGTTCTTATTCTCAAAGTGAATGGCACGGCTGGCGGCACAGCTTTTTCCGAATATGCAATTCCGGTAAGAGTGGTTGGCTCATCTTCTTTGACATCTGCGGAGACATGGAAACATGACGTTTCACTGTTCACTTTATTGCCAAGCTCATATGCTGGTCACAAGCTGGTTGATATTGAGACCGCTGTTACGACGAACATCCCTGCCAACATCGCTGCTTTGAATGACTTCGATCCTGCCACCACTCAGGTAGATGTAGGGAAGATTAACGGAGATTCTACATCGGCCAGCAACCTACAAAAGTCAACTTCCCAGATCATCCAGGGTTCGGTTTCGGTGTCGAATCTAACGCCTACATCGAACTCCTTCGCATCGTCAAGCATTACCGAGTCAACTGCTGATCACTACAAAGGACGCATAGTGATATTCACTTCCGGTAATTTGTCTGGTCAAGCGACTGACATTACTGCGTACTCGCTGTCGAGCGGAGAAGGTGTTTTTTCTGTATCCCAAATGACGGAAGCACCAAGCAGCAGTGACACTTTCGTAATTGTTTAGGGCGAATCAATGCCAGTTATTTCACCTTCAGCAAAAACTCGTTTGTCACTCAGTGGAGTTTCTTCTCGCAGATACTTGCTGATTGGTGAAAAAGAGGCATCGGCGTCTGAAAGCATTTCTATTGCCGATGCGGTTTTCTCGGAGCTATTCACCTTAGGCTCTTCTTCGGATGACTTACTAACACAGGACGCTTGCTCTGTTTTAATAGCAAGGACCGGCGTCCTTTCAGATCCTGCTTTCGTCAATGACGCAGCGGATGCCGTGGCTTCACTATCTGATGTTGTTAGTGAATTGATAGGCATTTCCGATGAGGCCGATGGTGTGGCGTTTTCTGGTGAATTGGTTTCGGAAACAACAACCTTCACAGACAGTTCGTCGTCGTTAGTGACGGTTCACTCGTTTGCTTCCGAAAACTTGTCACTAAGCGACTCCGCTCAGTCGGTCGTGACTTTCATATCGCTAGGTCAAGACAGTCTTTTTTCGGAAGACTCAGCGGTAGTGAAATTGTCTGGGTTTCCGCAGTCTAGCGACACCTTTGTGGCGTTCGACACATCGCAGTCGACGAAGAGGTTGATCGCTCAGTGTGTCGATTCTTTGGGATTCTTAGACAAGACGAGGCGGATCCTTCCAGCAGGGCAAATCTCTGTCGAGGCGTTTTCGATCGCCGTTTCTGACGCTGCTGGTTATATTAGAAGATCGGAAGCGGAGGGCAGTATTGGAGTCGCTTCTGCGGAGGGTTCAATAAGGATTGGTTAGAAATGTCTAGAGACGTTCTGAAGTCTACAGCAGGCGAAAGAGTTGAGGTAGATCGAGGTGAATCATCGATCGTCACCATCACCTTCAAGGATGCTTTGGGTTCGTCTCTAAACAAGGATTCCATACAAACTCTCACGGTCACTTTGAGGAACTCAGAAGACAACTCGATCATAAATAATCGAGACTCTCAAAGTCTATATGACGAAAATAACGGCACTATCTCCGCTGGAGGCGTCTTGACCTGGCTGGTTCAGCCAGAAGACAACGCGATCATTGGGCCTGTCACGCCAGGCAAAGTCGAGTCTCACTACGCTACTTTTCGCTGGACTTACAGCGATGCAAGCGGCAACCCAATGGTAGGGAAACACCAGTTTGAGATTCTAGTTTCAGAGTGTTCAGGATAAGGATATTCAGATGTCATCAGCAACCCTGCACGATCTGGTTTCCTATGTAATGGACGTTTTTGACCTGAGCGATAATCCGGTTGATGTCCGTAGGGCGGTTCGCTCTTGCATGTTTGGATACGAGCAAGCCACAGCTAGGCACCAGTGGGGATCTTATGACACTCAATTCACCGCATACTTCAACGAGGCGTATGACACAGGCACGTTAGCCATTAGTTCTTCAGGTGTAGTTACGCTGACTGGTGGAGTATGGCCCGACTGGTCGGAGCTTGGACTGATCTATATCAATGATGACCGAGCATATCGAGTAAAGACAAGAGACAGTGCAAGCCAAGTAACGCTGGAAAACTGGACCGGCGAAACAGAGACAGGCATCGATTTTACACTTCGGCAAGACAGGGTGATCATTCCTGATGATGTGCGTGAGGTGTACGATGTATGGCAAGAGCGAGAAGACTGCACGCTGCGAGTCGTTTCTCAGCGTGAGTTTAGGGATTACGACAAGCCGAGAATCCACTCAGGATCAGATCCGTATCTGGTTACTTTTAGAGCAGTAAACCTGAATGGAAAGTATCAGACTGAAATGCGTGTGGCCCCAGCAGTTACAGTTGCTGCCGAGCTTGATGTGGCGTATATCCGCCGCCCATCTCTCGCAACTATCCTGCTGAGCAAAACAGCTTCCGCGTCTTCTGAATCAGTGACGATATCAAGCCCTTTGCCTGTCAATTCGAGCGTGGTTGGGTGTGTAGTCAGACATGCTGGATCTATAGCACCAACATCCGAGCACCAGTTTGGCATTCAGTCCCCTACCGCAGCTACCTTTGAGGGAATTGTTGAAAGTCAGTCATCGACCACATCTTTCACTGTGCCTGGCATACCCGACTTTTCCAGCGAAGCGATTGTCATAAGTAGCGTCCTGGACATACCTCCGTTTTTGGAGAACTGCGTGAAGATGTTTGCTGAGGCGCAGATGTCCAGGATAGGGCGAGGAGACTTGCGTGAGTACAGGACTCTGATGGCAGAAGCAGAGGACATGCTGAAATACGCAATGGAGCAGGACGCACCATATAAAAGGCGTGGGTCATTGCCGAATATCCGCATCGATCGCCTCGAAAAAACCTCATACATCGTAGAGGCGTAATGTGGCATCGATAAAGCACACAGACTGGGATGTATCTGAAGCACACGCAAAAGCCATTTCCGACAACTGGCCCACTGATGTCTTTGTTAGAAAGCCGGAGCTTCGCAAGTCGATACCTGGATTAACAGGCAAACGAATAAATGGCGACATACGAAGCGGAATGTGGCTGAAGCCACTGGGTGGAACCATCTTCCGGTCATTCAGTAGCGTTCGAGATATATCGAGAAAGACTCTCGTTCTTTTCGTGTCAGGATCTTCCACACAGCAGTCTAAAGGTTCGACAGACTACGAACGGATCAGAGAAATGATCAGAGACACTTTCCAGGACTGTAGAGCCACTGGATTGTGCGGAGAAATGTATTCAACAACATCAATGAGCGACTATGACATTGATGACTCAATTAGCCGAAAGTACGACATCGATCTAATCGAGATCGAAACTGTTTTCAGGGAGGATCGATAATGCCTTGCGAGCCACAAACATTAGGTAGCGTCGGCGTTTTTACGTCAATGCTTGTAGAGAATAGTGATACTACGGACCCATGTGACGTTGCTGTTTTTGACAGCAGTTCAGAACGCTATGAGATCCTAAGTGAAAACATCACTTACACAGATGTTTTGCTTGGAGGAAATGGCTTAACAGGGACAATCGATCGAACTGGCATACACACCAGGCATGGAGCCAGGGTGGTGACAGGTCAGTTTACGCTTGAGGTAGGTCCGTACGAACTTGCTAACTGGCTTCCAAGAATTTTCGGCAACAATGCTACAAGTCCCTACGAAACACAGGAGACGTTCGACCTGCTTCCGTTCGATATCATGCTAAAGCGTGATCAAGGTACGGTTATTTATCGCCATTGCGGCGTCAGGTCAGCGGTTTTTAACGCTGCGGCGTCCGTAGGTGGATCAGAGCAAGTCCTTCGTTTAACTATTGAGATTCTCGGCTTCGAGGAGCACAACGCAACTTATCCAGTAGCCCCTCCCGACCTTCCATCAACCGATAGGCTTTACTGGTTGATTGGAGATGGTCAGCTTCAGTTGACACCAAGTGGAGGTTCGCAAACAGAGTATTACTTTGACTCGTTCAGTCTTCGTATCGACAACGGATTGACACCGATTTTGCGAAACTTCCTGAATGTGACTGCATTGCAGTCTCGTGGAAGGGAAATCATGTTCCGAGCGAGCACGCCATACACGGCAGGTTCGCACACTGCGCTGTATATCGATTACTTCAAGGGTACTGGAACGCTTTCCTTTTTAAGCAGCAAAAGCTCAGAAACTCCAGCAAGCTACAGCACTGTGATAACCCTCAACGATCTTCGCTCAACTAGAAGGACGCCTAACGCTGGTGGGCCAGGAGAGATCCCTTTGTTCATCGACATGAAGGCTCACAGGTCTGGAACCAATGAGCCAATCTCAGTGGTTAATGCTACATAAGAAAGACGGAGTCGACAGTGGCGGATGAAGAAGAATTTCTAGACGATGATGACCAGTCGGTTTCGCCGGATCCAGGCAGTGACGAAGATCAGTCGCAGCAGGATCCTGGGAGCGAAGAGTCGTCGCCTGAAGCTATACAGATTCCGCCTCTTGAGACAAGCGGTGAGCAAGGAACTCCCCTTGTGGACCAGTCTAGGTACGTCAGTCCTGGTGAAGATCCGAACACAATCGACGACAGCTTAGTCAATCCTATCAGCGATGCTTTTGCAAGGATGACAGCATCGCCAGAATCCCCACCAGCCATCCCTAGCATCACACCTGACGACACTGCCAGCAGCATCCAAGAAAAGCCGAGCTTATCTGTAGAACCTCCTGAGGCATCTGGTACGATCCCACCAGAGATTCCTGAAACCAAAGAAGCTCCACAGATCCCATCACTTAGTCAGTCAGGCAGTGAACTTCCTGAGCAACCGGTACCTTCTTTGCCAGACAGGAAACAGGATGCTGCGGACCTTGGCCCGATGTCTTTTTACAAAAGAAAGAACATTGAAAAAGGTCGAGGCGACAAGATACCTGGCTTAGAGCTAGGAGAGGATGGCAAGTTCCGGCAAACAGGGATGCTTGACTCAGGAAGTGAGCGAGACGCTGAAGGCTTGAACAAACAGCGAGAGGTGGGCATAGACTCTCTGAAGATGCCTTCCGGCCCACTGGCTGCTGATTTAATGCCAGATGTCATCCCAGAGATGGGAAGTAGTGGTCCATCGTCGTTTAAGCCACAGGGCCAGGATTCAAACGCGATGCAGGGTAGCGTCGAAAGTGCCGCGGATGCAGTAGACACGGTCGCTACTGGGATCATAGATGTGCTTAATCGCCTAACTATCAACATGAAGAAGGCCAACGACAATCTTCGCCAGATAATGGACAAGCTAGAAGTGGAGGACCATCAAGATGAGTTCTAGTGGGCTGCAATTCTTCTACGGTTCATATGACCATCTACCTGGAGAGGTTTACCCAGCAAAAATTGAGGTGATACCCAAGTTTTCTCCAGACAATGTTCGCTGGGCAACTCAGTACACATTTCGGATTAAGGGAAACTTCGTAGATGTAGAGCCAGAACTCGACGCAACCGGAGTGAATACCAAAATCGGAGACATGCTTAGTGCATACGCCGACGATTACAAGGATTGCGGATTTAAGCTGGCCGATGGAACGCTGACGAATCACTACATGAAATCCAATGACACATACAACCTAAGCGGAAACAGAGTTGTATACAGATCATGGGATCACGACACGCCAACAGAGTTCGCGAACACCAGGTCATTCTCAATAGGAATTAGCTCGCTCTGGAGAAATTCTTATGACAACATTCTTAGCTGGACCGAGTCTACTGAAAGGACTGGAACTGGCGGTCCTATAAGAGAGGTTCGTTCGACATGGAACGGGACTCCATATATGTATACGATCGCCAACAGGTCAAAGGTGACGCATGTCCAGCAGGGGGAGATTGTGTCCCTAGATGACTGGGCGACTCCACCTGCGCCGTACTGGCCGAACGAAGAGCTGGTTCATCTTCGCGTTATACAGCAAAACTCACCTAAGTTTTGGGGGGATCCGAGCTACTCCAAGCCAACTCACTTTGTTCTGAGATACAAGTACATATTCCAAAGGATTGGACCAAGCCCAGTAAAACCGAACCTTTGGTACAAGTAACATGGATACGCCTCCAGTAGTCACTCTCGGCGGATACCCACCTATCCACCGAATTAAGTTTATGCAGGGTTCTGGTGCTAGACCAGGACGCTGTGTAATTGACGCTGGAAACGACACCAGCCTAAACATACGCAATTTACCGCGAGATACCGAACTAACGATCGATCATAGGTCTGTGGGTTTTAGTGGGCTGTGGCCCTACATGCGAGTAGTGAAGTGTCAGAGGGCGAGGAACGGCCATGTAAGAGCCGTGCTAGAAGACCAGCGTTGGCACCTGTCTCAGCACAAGTTCAGTAACAACTATAACGAACGAGACTCTCTTGGGAATGTGATGACATCATCCAGGAGAAGCGTGGCTCAGTTGCTGCAAGAAATAAGCGATGTGTGTCAGAGAAAGATAGTGTTCTCGGTTAGCCAAGCACCATCCTTTGAGCCGCCAGCAAGGTGGGCTGGGAAGTCTTGTAGTTACGCCCTGGCTGACTTACTTAAAAACACTGGTTGCAGGTGCGTCTACAACCCTGAGACGCAATCTTACGCGGTTGGCTTACCTCAAGGCGGACTTCCGAATATAAGGGACCAGGTATTTCAGCCAGCTCCTCCATCAAACATTCGAGATGTCTATGTTCACAGTTATCCAAAACTGTACGAAAGGAAAACAGAAGCTAATGCTGTCTTCATGAATCCTAACACTGGATCCACACAGAATATCAGCGGAACGACAGTTCTTACCCAAGACCCGGCTCAAGCGAATAGCCAGACTCTATACAGGCTTTGGAGAGTCAATGACCCGACAAAGGTTTTCACAGAGTTTCGGGTAAAAACACATCTGTTCGATCCGCTTAATCCGACATTTGAAAGAGGTAGGGTTATTAGAGATGAGTGGGATCCTTTTCCTGTTCATCAACCGTTTGTTTTTGCTGGGTCGGAAATAATACATAGCATAGATGACACAAGCGGAGGAAAGGTTTTTGTCACCGAGCATCCTGTTCTTTCGGCAGATGGCAGCAACTACTCAACGACAGCCAAGCTGCTTGCCGGGTATTACCTGAAGACTGGAGATGGATCTCTTGAAAGAGAGACAGTTAAGAAAACAATCGACTCATCGGCGTCGTCTGACATTCACATTTATGTCGACTGGATACGACCGATCGACTCTGACCAGCCTGATGTAGGAACACCAGTTTGGAGTCAACTTCTTAATCAAGTTGCCGAAGCATTACATAGGAAATACAAGGGACCGGCTGCAAGCATAAGCAACCCATACCCTGTATCTTTTGGCGGTAATGCGAATGTAGGCGAAGTCGAGTACGATTTCAGGCTTTCTGAAATACGAAGCTACCATAACTTCAGAGTCGCATTAAACTTCAGCCCAGGATCAGAAGGCGAGATTAGATAATGTTCTTAGGAAGAATGGCTCTGGCGAAGGTAGTTGATGCCAATCTCGGCAGGCAAAAAAATGACGAAGGTGACATAGATTGCAATGTGTTCACAGCAAAGCTAAAGCTATTCCAAAAGGCCGAAGCTAGTCTTCCTTCGACGCTTGCCCTTAGAGAGATAACTAATCAAGAGTTCGAGATCATCAACACCAACACATCTCCATTGTTGGTTGGAGAGGAGATCATCGTAACGCAGGGGCCGGATGAAAGATGGTTCACCTTGCAAAAGCCACATCCGCGGTTTCAGTTTGTTACCACTGGAAAGATCGTTGACAGGGCTGTTCAGGTGAAAGTCCTTAGAGTGCAAAACGCTCCTCCGAACCTAGACACTCCTGGAGAAATCCTTGAGTACGGTGACACGCTTACGATATACGATCCATTTAATTTGTGGAGCGATATCGAAGAGAAGGCGACAGGATGGGCTTATCTGGCTCATCAGCAGGAAGACATCACTGACACATCGGAGATTGATGAGCAGCATGTTGCTAGGTACGAAATCGAAGAATGCTCGCTTCCTGTGAACGAGATCAAAGCTAGGCTTCGCGACTGCTTGCCTGGAGGAATGTCAACGGGAACAGCTATCGTTGATATTGGCAACCAGGCAATAAGAAGTGCTTATCCTAATTGCGACCACCCACCGGAAATCCCGCAGCCAGAAGAAGGTGCAGAAAACAATGAAGTCGAGGTCCTTTTTGAGAACACACACAAGCTGGATGGAATCGGTGGATCACCTTGTGTCCTTAGGAGGATAACCGACAGGAAGGTTTCTGACCCAGAGAACTACCTAGCTCCCAAGCCAAGCTCTTCTACCACTGCCTTTTGGGAGGTTGTCCAGATAGACAAAAAGATAGCTAGGCATGTTAAGGTCACTTTCGCTCCCGGCTTTGGTTGGGCTGGCATAACCTATTACGATGGTTTCGACACAGAAGAAGGAGAAGGCGAAAACTGCGAGCAGACATTCAACTGCCCTTTGTGTGAGTGCGATACAGTGAGGTCTGAAGAGGGCGACGAAGGATATGCCTTCTTGGACACTACGGCAGAAACAGTTCAATACTATGTTTACTCAACCAAGAGTGCCTTTTATCCGAAGCCAAAGAGACACAAGATACTTGCAGACTTGGCGGAAACTGGTTCAGGAGATCCTCTGCTAAGGTTTGATGGAAACGATTGCGCAATAAAGCACGACATTGTGTTTGCTGAATTGCTGTGCTACGAAGATCCGACAG